AGGAGGATTATCACAAGTGCTAAGAACAGAAAGAGCTTTAACAAATGGTAATAGAGATACTTTATATTCTAATAATGTTAACCCAATAGCTACATTCCCAAATACAGGAGTAGTAGTATTTGGACAAAAAACACTACAGAAAAAAGCAAGTGCTTTAGATAGAGTAAACGTTAGAAGATTATTAATAGCTCTTAAATCATTTATTTCTCAAATAGCAGATAATTTAGTATTTGAACAAAACACAGTTGCTACTAGAAATACTTTCTTAAGCCAGGTTAATCCTTACATGGAAAGTGTACAACAAAGACAAGGATTATATGCCTTTAAAGTAGTAATGGATGATAGCAATAACACACCAGATGTTATAGATAGAAATCAGTTAATAGGTCAAATCTATATTCAACCAACTAGAACAGCTGAATTTATATACCTAGACTTTAATATTCAACCAACAGGAGCTACATTTGATGCTGCAAGTGGTGGAGCAGGGTATTAAAAATTAAAAAATTAGATATTTATAACAAGAAATAAATTAGAATAACATGCCAGTATTAGATCCAAACGAAATATTTTTTACCGCTTTTGAACCAAAGCAGGCTAACAGGTTTATCCTTTATATGGACGGCGTTCCAAGCTTTATAGTTAAAGGAGTAAGTGCTGTTTCCTTAACACAAGGTGAAGTAGTATTAAATCACATGAATGTATTAAGAAAAGTAAAAGGTAAATCCGTATGGAATGATATTACCATGACATTATTTGATCCAATTACACCTTCAGGTGCTCAAGCAGTAATGGAATGGGTAAGATTACATCATGAATCAGTTACTGGTAGAGATGGTTATTCAGATTTCTATAAAAAAGATTTAACTTTAGATGTTTTAGGACCAGTAGGTGATATAGTTTCAGAATGGATTATAAAAGGTGCTTTTGTTAAAGAAGCTACATTTGGAGATTATAACTGGGATACTGAAAATGAAGCAAAACAAATAGAAGTAACACTAGGGGTTGACTACTGTGTATTAAATTTCTAAAAAGAAATACATATTTTTTAAGAGAGAGTTTGGCTATGTCAAGCTCTTTTTTTATATTGGTATTTATAATAAAGTTTTATAAATTAAGATTATGGCAGAATTTAAATTCCCTACTGAAGAAGTAGAATTACCCTCAAAAGGTTTATTATACTCAGAAGATAGTCCTTTATCTAGTGGTAAAATAGAAATAAAATATATGACCGCTAAGGAAGAAGATATTTTAACTAATCAAGCATACATTCAAAAAGGCAATGTTTTAGATAAATTAATAGAATCTTTAATAGTAAATAAAGATATTAATTATAAAGATTTAATTGTTGGGGATAAAAATGCTGTTATGGTAGCAGCTCGTGTATTAGGATACGGAAAAAACTATAGTTTTGAATATAAAGGAGAAGAACAAACCGTAGATTTATCTAGTTTAGAAAATAAAAAATTTAATGAGTCTAGTATTATCAAAGGTAAAAATGAATTTTCTTTTAAATTACCTCATACAGGAACCGAGGTTATGTATAAAATTTTAGATGGTCATGATGAACATAAAATAGAACAGGAAATTAAAGGTGTTAAAAAGATAAATAAAAATGCTTCACCTGAATTATCTACTAGATTAAAACACATGATTTTATCTGTAAATGGAGACACAGAAAGAAAAACAGTTAGAGAATTTGTAGATAATTATTTATTAGCTATAGATTCAAGAGCTTTAAGAGAACATATTAGAGATACTCAACCAGATATAGATCTAACAGTAGAGTTAGATAGTGAAGAGGAGGTCACAATCCCAATAGGGATTAACTTTTTTTGGCCTGACGCTTGAAATAGCCCCTGAAGTTAGATTAAATTTATTTAAACAAATTCACCAAATAATATTTCATGGTAAAGGTGGATATGATTGGCATACTGTTTATGGGATGCCTATATGGCTAAGAAAATTTACACTAAAAGAAATTTCTGATTTTTACGAAGAAGAGAAAAAACAATACGAAAAAGCTCAAGGTAAAGGAAAAACTACTGTAATGGATTCTTCTGGTAAAGTAAATCCATCAAATTTGCCTCAATTTTCAAAAGGTTCAAAACCACGAACATCGTATAAATAATCAATTTTTTTGATATTTATAATAAATAATAATTTATGGCCTCTTTTGAAAAATTAAAAGAAGAATTAGAAGACCTTAGAAGACAATATCAGGAAATAACGGGGGAACCTGCTGCTCTTTTTGATATTAAAAATATACAGGATGTAAATAGAGCTATTAAAATTTTAAATGAGAGTATTGATAGTGCTCGTGAAAAAGCAGCAAGATTAGAAGGAGGATTTGCGGGAATATACTCGGAATTAAATGCTATTATAGGAGAACTTAAAAAATCTAACCAACCTTTAAATTTAGCAACAAAAGCTTTATCTAAAATTCAGGGCATAGCTCAAAAATTAAAAATAGATGAGGCAGATATTATAAAATTAAATAAAAAACAATTAGAAAGTTTATCATCTAATTTAAAAATCCAAAAAGACGAATTAATAGCACAGGCTGAAAAATTAAAAGGGGAAAAAAATCTTAGCAAATATACCCCTGAAGAATTAGAAAAACGAGATGCAATACTAAAGGGATTAAGGGCAGAATTTAAAGCTATACAAGACACAAATGATTTATTAGATAAAAGAATAAAAAAGGAAGAAAGAATTGAAGAATTAATGGGCCTAGCAGGAGCGACTATTAAAGGTATTAGGGACACATTAAATAAGATTGGATTAGGGGGATTAGCAGATAAATTAGGTGTAGAAAAGGCTGAAGAGGAGATGAGAAAAACAGCCGAAGGTATAGATAAAGGAACCATAAATGCCGGAAAATTAGGAGGTAAATTTACAGTTTTAGCTGCAGGGATAAAATCTATGGGAAAATCTTTTATAAAAAATCTAAAGGATCCTTTATCTTTTATAATTTTTATGGTAAAAAACTTAAAAGAAGCTTTTATGTCTGCGGACAAAGCAACTGGAGATTTAGCTAAAAATATGAATATAACTTTTACTGAAGCTTCTAAAGTAAGAGGAGAACTTACAGCTTTTGCAGCTGCATCACTTGATACTTTCCTTAACACTAGAGCTTTACAAGAATCTTTAATGTCTATAAATCAATCATTAGGAACTAGTGTAATGTTTGCAGATCAAGATGTTGCAGCTTTTACTAAATTAAGAGAACAAGCAGGGTTAACTAATGAAGAAATAATGGGGACTTATAAATTAAGTCTTTTAAATGGTAAATCACTAGAAGATAATACTTCAGAATTTCTAGCCCAAGCAAAAATTACGGGGTTTAATAATAAAGTTTTATTAAATGATAAAGAATTATTAAAAGATATAAGTAAAACAAGTGCAGCTACACAATTATCTTTAAGTGGAAGTGCAAAGGCATTAGGAGAAGCTTTAGCAACAGCTAAATCTTTAGGGATGACAATGGACCAAATAGAATCATCTTCTGAAGCTTTATTAAATTTTGAGTCTTCTATTACTAATGAATTAAAAGCCGAATTACTATTAGGGAAAAATATTAATTTAGAAAGAGCTAGGTTAGCAGCTTTAAATAATGAATTTTCTGTAGTAGCAGAAGAAATTTCTAATCAAATAGGAGATTCTGCAGATTTTTCTAAAATGAATAGGATTCAACAAGAAGCTATAGCTCAATCAGTTGGAATGACCCGAAATTCTTTAGCTCAAACTTTAATGGAAAGAGAAGCTTTAGTAGGATTATCTGGTAAAGAACAAGAATTAGGTCAAGAAACTTTAAGAGGTTTAATAGCTCGATATGGGGTAGAGGGTGCTCAAAGAAGATTAGAAGAGGATGGAATTGATAATTTAATGAACCAAACTAGTAGGCAAGAAGATTTTAATGCAGCTGTTGAAAAATTTAAAGAAATTTTTATAGCCATGGAACCAGCTGTTTCTTCTATTTTTGGTCTTATAAATGGAATGCTTACAGCTGTTAATTTTATCTTATCCCCATTAACTATGATATTAGGAACAATGAAGAATATGGGTCCTATAGCGGGCACTATAACTAGTCTTTTAACAGCAGCTGCAATAGCTGCACTATTTTTTAGTTCATCATTAACATTGGGTGTTGGTGCTTTAGCAGCTTTAAGTATAGCAGGTATAGGTGCTATGATAATTAAGCAATCAACTACACCTGTAGCAGATATGTACTATGATCCATCAAGAGGACCAATGATATCAAACATTCCTGGAGGAATATATGAAGGTAGACCAGGTGAAGGAGCAGGAATATTCCCAGCTAATACAGCAGCAAATAATAGTTCTGCTATGGCTGAACAAAGAGAAATAGAACGTGCAGACAGAAGAAGAGAAGAAAGAGCAAGAAGAGAACATGAAAATAGAGTAGAAGCATTACTAACTGAACAAGTAGCTGAATCAAGAGAATCAAACCGTGGTTATCTCTACTCAGCTTAAATATTTATAACAAATAAAACATAATATTATGGCCAATACAAATTCACTAAAAGATAGATTAATAAACCAAGGGGGATCACCTTTATCAAAAGCTAATGGGGGACAACCTCCAATTAATCCTGGAGCAACAAAACAATCAAAATTACATGCTTATGATGTAAATGCAGGTTATTCTGTAAATGGAAATTATCAATCTACTGTAAATCAAGCCTATTCCGAGTATGATGATGGGGTTATAAATGCACTTCCAAAACCATCTAAATTAGATTTACAAGGTATAACACCTTTAGCTCCTAATAGGAATGCATCTACACTAGCTATTAATAATACTTTTTCAGAAGGAACTTATAAAAATAGTGCTCCACCAGAAGGAGTAGGAAGAATTTAATTTACTAAATGCCTTTAGTAACTCTTCAAACTAACCTTAAGTCTTTAAAATATGGTGGAGATAGACCAGGAGTAGGTAATAGTAGTAACCAACCTTATGTAACTACACCAATTCCTGAGAATGGAGAACCTATACCTGCAGAATTAGGTTTACCCTCACCAGATTATTTACTTAGAGGAGGATTAAATGCTTCTAGAGATACAGCAAAAGATTTAGTTAGATTAGGTAAATATTTTTCAGATTTAAAATCCCCAGCAGGAGCTTTATTTGCTACAAAACAACAAGTTTTATCTAGAATAGGGGTAGCTACTCAAGCAAGCGGTAACCAAATTACTAAAGATCAATGGAAAAATGCTACTTTAAATGAAGGTGTTTATAATCCTTTGTCTACATTAGCCCAAGCAGGGGTAGTTGCTTTTGGAGGTCATCTTGATAAACAAGGTCTTATACCTGGAGTAGGAATACGAACTTATAGTGATGTAGTAAAAGGCGAAGGAGTTTTAGCTGATTCTATTGTTGAGTTAGAAAGAAATAGATTAGTAAATCTTTACAATACTCAAGTTGCAAACCCAGAAAATGATTTTACAATAGAAGATTCTGTTAATTTATATTCTTATAAAGGAGGTCCTAATTCTAACTTAGGTATTGGAAAAACAAATATTAAATTTGCTACAAATAATAGAGGTGCATATGTTCCAACGGGGGCAAATGATTTAAGCTATCAAAATGGTTTACAATATAATAGATTTTCTTTAACATCTCCTCCCCTAGGGGTTTCAAATAAATGGTTTGATTTAGTCTCACCTATAAATGAAAATAGTGCCGTAAATTCTCTTCCGGATTTATCTACTAGTGGGGGTTTAACATACACTCCTCCTATTAATTCTGTTTATAATATTGGAACCCTAAACTCTAGTGATACTTCTAAAATATTAGGAATAGGAGCTCTTACTAGTAAAAACTTTACTACTTTAACACAACAGGATTTAATTAATTTAACTGATGTTGGTCTAAAATCATTTGAGTTTAGAAATTTTACTAGAATTCCTTTGCAACAGGTGTTAAATTTACCTGATAATGACCCTAATAAATCTTCTACTATAATGAGTATTTCTCCTTCTTATAATATAGGAAATAGTAAAACAATAGAAGGAAAGTCAAAATCAAGAATTCATCAACAATCCCCAGGACAAAAAGGTAATATTTTAAATTATACTAAAGGTAAAATTGTAGATGGAAATAGAGTGGTTGTAGTAGATCAAATTAATGCTCAACCTATATATAAATCTTCAAATGTAAGAGAAGATGTAGCTAAAAATGATTTAGTAAAATTTAGAATAGCAGCTATAGATACAGAAAACCCAAATAGCAAGCAATTCATTCATTTTAGAGCTTTTATAGATTCATTTTCAGATTCATATAATGCAAATTGGACAGGACAAAAATATATGGGCAGAGGAGAACAATTTTATAAATATGATAGTTTTACAAGAGATATAAATTTAAGCTTTACAGCAATAGCCCAATCTAAACCTGAAATAATGGAAATGTATAGAAAACTAAATTTCCTTGCTTCTAATTTGGCTCCTGATTATACTACAGCTGGATATATGGCTGGACCTTTAGTACAATTAACAATGGGAGGGTGGTGTTATGAATTACCTGGTTTTTTAAGATCTATAAATTTAGATATACCTCAAGAAACAACTTGGGAAATTGGTATAGATGAACAAGGTAATTTTGATAATACTGTTAAAGAAATGCCCCACATGGTTAAAGTAACAGGATTTTCATTTACACCTATTCATAGATTTAGACCTGCTAAACAAGATAATAAATATTTAGGAGATAAAAGCACTATTTCAGAATATGGAGATGAAAGATATTTATCTTTATCTACTGCTGTAGAAGGTAAAAAATATAATAATTATGATAATATAGAACAATATAATTAATTTTGAGACGATATTCCCCTATACCAGTAATTAAATCCCCAAAGGGTAAACAAATGTATGCTACAACTCGTTATCCTGAAATTCCAAGATCATTTAGCGACATATATGTTTATACTACTATAGGAGATAGGTATGATGGATTAGCACAAATATATTATGGAGATTCCTCTTTATGGTGGATTATATCAATAGCTAATAGTTCATTATCTCAAAATTCATTAATACCCCCAGTAGGATCACAAATCAGAATTCCATCAAATCCAAATCCAATAATTGCAGATTATGAAGTATTAAATCAATCTAATCCAGGAATATCTAGTACAACTCCATCTCCTAGTAGAGGAGCTAGTTCAGGAGGAGGTGCTAGTTCAGGAGGAGGATATTAAATTAATAGGTTATGGGAAATATAGTAGGGGAACCATTTAAAGATTATGTAAAGCAACAGATTAATCTTAGGCAGGATATTCATGGTAAGATTAATAGGGATATAGAGGATATTAATTATCTTAATTCTAGAACTTCTTGGATAAAATTAGTTAGTGGTACTAAAATGGAAATGGAACGTCTTAATATGCTTCCTAATTTATCTCAAACTCAAAAAGAATCTCTTATGGGTTTAGGATTAGCTCAAAAATTTGTTTTATTTAATGGTACAACCTCAGTTAATCAAAGTTGGGATGAAGAAAAAATGAAAGAAGCTAGAGAAAGAGGAATGAATGTGACTGCAAAAACTTTAGAAAATGCTGGAACTAGAATACAGGATGCTTACAGTAAATTTACACCTCAACAAAAAAATGGTTTTTTAGGGGATGATGGAGCCTATTTTAGTGGTATAGGAGAAGGAAAATATGATTTTGGTATAGTTCCTATGCCTGGTATAGAAAGTGTAAGTGTTAGAGCTTTAGAAAGGGGATCTATTAGAAGAGCTACTATTAAATTAAAAGCTTACAATAAACAACAGTTTGATATAATAGATATTTTATATTTAAGATTAGGGTATACTGTATTATTAGAATGGGGAGATAGTCACTACATAAATAATGAAAATGGAGAAATTGAAAAATTAAGGACAACCCTATTAGAAAAATCATTTTTTAAACATAGGTTTGCTACTAATTATTATAATTTATTATCTATTTTAGAAAAAGAAAGAGAAAAATATTCAGGATGTTATGATGCTTTAGTAGGTAAAATATCAAATTTTAAATGGACTTTTAATCCTGATGGAACTTATAGTATTATTTTAGATGTAATAAGTTTAGGAGATGTTATTGAATCATTAAAATTAAATATTGCACCTTATACTTCTACTCAAACATCAACTCTTTCGGAAGAAGATGAAAGTTTAATAGATTCTAAAAGAGAAGATAATGAATTAGCTAAAATGTTTTATGAAATTAAAACACATGCTATTAAGATGGAAGGAAATATTGTTGGAGCTGTTGGAAGTGCTTTAGCAGTTGCAAATACCGCTAATATCTTTGGATACCAAGTTCCTAATGCTATAGGAGTTGTTGGAAGTCTTTTAGCTTATTTTAATATTAGTACCGTTGCTGATAATACTTCTTTAGAAAATGGTATAACTTTTGAAACAGTAGATACTAAAACTAACACATATTATAGTGGTATAAAAATAGGAAGATGCATTAGTATCCCCCCAGAATATACAAAAATTTATAATGCTTTATCAAACTCAGCACCTCCTGATATGAGAGAATATTGTGAATATATACAACTAGGAATAGAAAATAAAAAATTTCAATGGTATATAAGATTTGGGAATTTACTAGAAGCTATAAATCAACTTTTAATTCATAATTTAAAATCCTCTAATGGTGAAGTTTATAGTGAATTGCAAATAGATACAAATTCCTACACTAATTTAATGTATTATATACCCAACATGGTATCTCTTGATCCTAGAATTTGTATCATATCTAATGAAATAGAAAAACCCGATGGGATAATTGATAAACTGTTTACTGGAGTTAATCCTTTTAGATTAAATGCTGGTAATGGAGAATTTAGTTATGGTAGAATAATGAATATCTATTTAAACATGAATTATGTTTTAGAATTATTGTTTGAAACTGATAAAGATGGTAATATTGTATTTATGGATTTTTTAAGAAAAATTTGTGATGGTATAAATAGATCTTTAGGTAGTGTAAATAGATTAGAACCAAAAATTTCCCCAGATAATAATATTTTAAAAATCTATGATCAAACTCCTCTCCCAGGAAAAGATAATTTACCCCCAGAAATATTTCCTACCTCTAGTATAGATTCTGTGTTTGAATTGTATGGATATAATAACCAGGATGATACTTCTAATTTTATCCATAATGTAGGTTTAACAACTGAAATTACCCCGGAATATGCTACAATGATAACTGTAGGAGCTACTGCTGATGGGTATGTAGTAGGAGAAGAAGCTACAGCTTTTTCAAAATGGAACAGTGGAATTGTAGATAGATTTAAAGAAACAATGGCTTTTGCTGATAATACTAGACTTGAATCTTCAATAGAAGAAAAATATGATACTATAAAAATTAATTATTTAAATTTATTAAGGCAAGGTGGAGATCCAAATAATGTTACTAATTGGTATTCTTATGCAGGACTTAATATTAGTGAAACTACAAAAGAGTCCTTTTCTTTTACTATAGATCCTTTAGCAGTAGAAGGACAAGAACGTAGTTTATCAAATCCAAGTAGAAGAGCAGGATCAATTATTGAAAATGAACCAGATGAAAATTTTGGATTAATTTCAACAAAAGTTAACTCAGAAAATATAACTTCTAACATAAACATAGTAAAAGAATACTATAAATATATTCAGGCCGTAGCAGCTTCGGAAGAACAACTTGCTTCTTCTGGACAAACAGGTTTTTTACCTTTTAATTTACAATTAGATATGGATGGTCTTTCGGGCATGAAGTTATATCAAAAAATAGAAGTTAACTCTAAATTTTTACCTACAAATTATCCTGAAAAATTAGAATTTATTACTACTAATGTAGACCATGAGTTAAGAGAAAATAAATGGGTTACAAAATTAAATAGTATAGCTACAGTTAGTAATTTATTATCAACTCAACAGGTAACAAAAACATTAAATAATAATCAAAATTCATATCTTGAACAACTTAGAAATGAAGGAAAAATAGATGATAAATTTACTAAGGTTTATAGGGATTATTCTTCAGTTATTCCTCCAGAATCTATGACATTAAATCCTATTATTATATCAAAGGAGTCTCAAATTAGTAAATATATGAAACTTTATGGTCCTAATTCTTTTTATAAAAAATTACCTGAAGGTTTTGATGAAAAAAATCCTAATGGAACTTATAAAAATTTTATTATAAGAAAAGGAACAGATTCTAATTCATATGCTAGAAAATTTCTTGAACAAGTAATGGATAAATCTTTTTGGAGTACTTTTACAGGAAGTGGAATTTATATAAAAGGTAGTAAGGGAACTACAAACCCAGGTGAATTAGGAAATGGAGCAGATATTTCAAAAAGATTATATGATACTTTAACTAAAATGCTTATAAATGCTAGAAAAGAAGAAATAAGTTTTACCATATCTGCGGGGAATGATGCTTTTCATCAGGGAAAAACATTAAAATCTGGAGCTAAATATCCCACATCAAATGTAACCCCTGCTAACACTACACACACTAGAGGGTTAGCTATAGATGTTAGTGTTAGAGATATGAACACTAATGAAATAAATAACATAATAGATTTTCTTTATAAAAATGGATTTGGAGCTATTTTATATCATGATCCTCCTCATATTCATGCTAATATTAATCCTAATATCTCAACTTAAACCCAAAAGTAATTATAAATGGCTAAATATTATCCAAAATCTCAACTACAAACTAATTTATACACTAATGGTGGGGAATACTATTTAGTTTCAACCCAACAACCATACAAAGGATATTATTATATAGTATCAGGAAATTCTTATTTTACTGGAAAAAATCCTAATGAAAATCAAAATCAACTTCTTACAAAAATTACTCCTCCAACACCAGAGGATACAGACGGAGTTTTTCCCTCAACTCAAATAGTAGTACAAAGAAAAAGTTATGAATCTATGAATATAGGTAATATAAGAAATAATCAAATATATAGTATATCCCCAAAAAGATCAGTTTCATCTAATAGGGTTTTGCCTGCGTTTAATTCCCCAACCCCAATACCTAGAAATTATGAAGAAGGAGAATTTCAAAGATATTTTTGTAAAAAAAATAATGAAATAATTTATTTTGAAATTAATCAAAAAACCTTCCAAAGTTTAAAAAGTAAAAAACCTACAATAGCATTTGATCTTTATACTCCTCTTTCTATTCCTTGGTCTTTAACTGGAGATAAAGAACAAGTATTTAAAACAAATAAAAATATAGCAACTTTAAAAGAAACAAGAGAAAATTTTTATGGATTTGTATCTTATTTTAAAGATAATTGGTTAAAATATTACCAAGATTCTACTAAAGAAAATTTATATACAAGTGGGGGAGAATATTCTACTAAAGATGGTAAAGAATATATAGGAGATTATCATATCCATCCTGAAAAGGGTCCAATGGTTGGAGCAGTTCATG